GTGTAATACATATGAACTCCTTTAATTCGGTTACAATGAACGAATGATATATCTGAATATCTTGTATCATAATGTTCCATTAGTTCTTTTTTTTGTTCTTCGGTGGCATCAAAGTAAAAAGGCATTATATGTATATATATATAATTATATAATAATAATCTTTAATATATTTTTTTAACTAAATATATTAAATTGTTAATTTGGGACGCCATTAGGCATTGCTTCTACTTTTTTATATACTGGAATGGGTGGTGATAATTTAATGATTTCAATATTCCTATACTTTCTTTTCTTATTTGTTCCATCTGAATTTATCAAGTGATAAACAGAGCAACGCTTCATATTATATAATTCTTGTATTTCACCTTGAGTTTTAAAAAATCGCTCTTCCTGTATTTGGGTTTTATCATCATCTACATATTTTTTGAGATGGTAATGATAGTTAGTTGAATTGGTTGAACCTTGAACTCGTGGCATAATGCTTATTATATAATATAATGAGATAATCTTTAAGTCAAAAAAACGAATTTATTAATAAAATGCTAAAACTATCGCTTAAGTTTAAAATAAATTGATATGGTTGATTTTTTCCTTAATTAGGCGGAAACGCTGACAATACCATTTCGGAGAACGAATGCTCTCTCAACGGTTGAGAAATAAGTTGAAACTCGTGCGTCATTGTTCTGTGCCGTTCGGTAAATAGTTCGGAGATGCTCAACTGGTTTCTGTCCCACCTTCAAACCAGTGTTTGGAATGTTAAGTGGTGATGTGCTCAAATCCACACCAGTAAAGTTCATTTGACCTTGAACGACACGCTGTGAAACACCTTCAAAGGTGGATGCGGAGACAACATTGTTATTGACTGGATGATTTGCCTGTTGTTTATTCGTAAGAGCATCAGTAGAATATTCAGCAAGAAGACAATTTATTGGAGTGCCAAAACAGTGTGAAAGTTGGTTTGCTTTTCGTGCTTGGAGACGGACTTCACGTGAATAAACAGTTTCATCATTTACACGCCAATTGTAACTATCAGACACGTTGAATGATGCGGAGTTGTATTGTCCTAAAAGTGCGTTTGCTGCCGCTGGTCTATCGTGTAAAAGTATCTGTCTTACGTTTCGTCCTGAAAGTCCCAAATCACGTGTGATGTGTTGCGTGGTCACTTGTGTGCCTGTAGGTGCTGGGGCAATCGCTGGAACATTGGTATTAGTAACAATCATATCTTCGTATGGCATCACAAGTCCTTCATCAGAATTTACAACCTTTGCCGTCGCTGCCATTCTACCGTCTTCATAAGTAAGATAATCGGCAAGAAATTTAACATTATCTAAACCAATTTTAGCCCCTGTGCCATTGGCATATCCCTCTTGGAATGAAAGCATTTTGCCAACATTGGCTGCTCCATTTGCTTGAGTGTTCCAAGTCAATTCAATTGAAACTGGTTCATTCATCAAATACAATGGGAGTTGAACATTTCGCATCATTGGGAACAATTCAGAGAGACGGATTGAGAAAACTGGGCATTCAGTTTCGGACACAGTAATTTGAACAGATGGGTCAATCGTGGCTGCTGTCTGTGCTGCGTCATAGATGACATCCTTCATCTGGTAAAATCCAGTCCCAGCATTATCTGGTTCAAAGCAATCGTGAGTGCCATTCTTAACAAAGTCTTTTTGAGATTTCTCCTCATTCGTCTTAAATGCTCGTCGGATAGTCTGGTGAGTGCCATACATATCAGATGTAGCAAGAACTTTTGTGCCAACACGAAGGAGAGCCTTTTTCACCAATGCGTGGCATCCTGTCTTAATTGGAAGGAAACATTTTTTATCGCCATTTGCGTCGGTTGGATGAACAGACATAGTAATAACAGAGCCAACATCAAGAATGCCTTTTCTCTCTAAAACAAATCGGCAGATACTCTGATTAATAACAATGGGGTCTAATTGAGATGTTTCAATATTCATTGTTTCAATTGCGTTAAGTGGTTTAACGTTAAGGACATCTGGTAATTGTGATTTACTCATCTTTATAATTAATAAAGATATTTTTTTTTTAATAATTAATTTAAATTAAACTAAATTATTAAAACTGGACAGTTTTGGCAACATTACTTAATAGATTTGATTGCCAAAAGTGTCCTCTCCCTCAACCAACTAATATTGCCAAATTTGTCCATTTACGACATCACGCTAATACCCTGTGGCGAATACATAAGTTGATTTTGAGCCAATACATAAGTAAATACAGAATTTGGTGAAGAGCCATTCAAATCAGAAACAATTCGGACACCATAGTTAGTATTCTTGAAATCAACACCAACTCGGTATGGGTCTTCAGCAACACCGATGCCAAAGACATCCTTTGCTTCAGCCTGTGTGAATTTGCTCGTGTCATCGCCATCAAGAGGATTGACAGCCGTTGGCAAACCATTTTGCGTGTTCAAAGACATAAGACTATGGTTCATAGACTGGTATGATTTAATAGAGTTGATAAAGTTGGTTTCCAGTTCGCTCAATGGTCGGTCTTGCGTGGCTGGAGTTGAAACATCAATTTCATTCTCAATTGGGAAATTGACACCGCCTTTTAAAAAGGAAACACGCTGAATTTCAGCATCACTATCATATACACCTGCTGTGGCATTCTGTAATTTAGGAGTAGCAAAACCATCCTGTGCGTAGTTATTCAAGTGCGTAGTTGGTAAGAAGTTATGGAATACAGAAAGAGTTTTTGCTGTTCCCAGATTGTAGTTTTGAGTAGCATCGGATGAATTGACGACCGAATAAAGGTGGCTAATAGCATTGTAATTGAGAGCCCCAGTGGCTGGAGTGCTCATCTGTTGGCTTCCCATTTCATCAGGGACAAGCAAATTGTATGACAATGAAACATCTCTTAATTGGTAGAAAGAGCCAGTTCCAGCCCCTGCGTCATTTTGCGATGTGCCAGTATTATCAACCCAACCGCCTAAAACCTGTGCGTCTGGGCTTAATTGGAGTTGGACTATCATACCACGAATGCCATTAGTGCCGATTGGGATTTCAGAAGCACCAGAAAGCAGACCAGTTCGCAATGGAATTGAGAATGAAACATCATTATTGACCAAGAAAGAGCCATTCATAGAACGTGAAGCGGTAAGGCTTTCAACTTGAACATTAGTGTCTAAATCATCCTGTGAGTGAGTTACAGATTGAGCGGATGCTAAATATCTGCCATAGGAGCGGACAACCTCTAAAGTTTGGTTAGTCATTGAAGACAATGTAATCTGGTCAATTGCGGATGCTACACCAACACGATTTGAGAGAGCAATATTCACAGCAGCACCACTACCTTTATTATCGGCATTATCTGGCAATGCTGGAGCGGCTTCTGTTGATGTAGATTGATTAACACGCAACACACCATTCAATCGCATAGAAGAGCCAACAAGTAATTTTGGCTGGTTTGGGATAAGGAATTGGACAATTGGAAATCCTTCCTTAAAACTGTAAGCATTGTTTGCTGGAGGGTTCAAAGGTAAGATTTCAACTTTCTCAACATTTACAATATTCATCTTTATAATTAATAAAGATATTTTTTTTTTAATAATTAATTTAAATTTATAATCTTTAAAAAAGATTAATCAAAATTTCATATGGACACTTTTGGCAACATTACTTATTAGAATTGAATGCCAAAACTGTCCAGATAAAATGAGAATTACAAATATGGGGGTTTGGGGTCTCCCCAGATAAATTACATAACCATCACGCCTTTTGACGAGATATTAACACGCCTTAATGATTGGATAAAATGTTCATACAATTTTTCCTCGGTTGCTCCTTCATATTCAACACGAAGCGAAAGGTCTTGTGGGGCAAGGTTCATTACCTGTCCATATTTAGAAAATGCTCGTCCAATCATAAAACGGTCTGGAACACGGAGGAGATTTCGGACACCATAACCAGCATTAACCAAAGATTTCTCAAGTTCAACAATGTGAAGAGCATCAGTTCTTGCTGGTGTTTGAGTGTATCTGACGAGAGAAATTGGTCTGTCTGGAATTAATGAACCACCATAGACATATTGGTAGTTCTGGCATCCATCGGTTTTGCCCTGAAAACTATCGTGAGCAATGCTGTTCTGGTCAGCAATAGCAAGAGGCACAGACATAATGCTGTAAGCACGAGTTTGCGTGGCTGGGATAAGTTGATTAGTCAAACCATTCTGGGTTGAAAGGTTAAATCGGTAAAGTGTCCAAGTTCGGAAATCCATACTCAATCCCTTATCAGAACTGACTTGTTTCATCATTCCCTCAATATATTGGGCTGGAGGCTGGACTTGAAGCATAAGCATTTCAATATCCTGAATGGTATAAGAAATTGGCACAGCAGCGGCAGCGATTTGAGCGGCTGGAGCATTGACAACAGTCACACCATTTGTTCGGTCAGCCTGTTTAATGTAAAGTCGTGACCCTGCTGGATAATCAACACCAGCACCACCACCAGTTTGAGTTTTACCAATAGCATCACCAATTGGACGATTAGGGATGTATTTAATCTGGAGGTCATTATCACCATCCTTTGAGAATTCAGTAATAACACCTACTGGTGCTTCGGCAGAGCGGTCAGTGAGAGCAATATAAAGCAAATCGCCAATGTCAAATGGGTTGTTGTTATATGGAGCAGCATTTCGGAAAACACCACGTCCGTTGGCACTATCTGCTGGTCGTCTTACTACAAGAGTAAATTCATCACCAATTGCGGTTTTTTCCTGTTTAGCGGCGGCATTCGCACCAGTTGCTCCTAAAATAGCAGCCTTAATTTCAACATCATTAAGTCCCTCTTTAGTTCCAAGTTCAGTTGGATTTACGAGAGAACGGTTCTTATTATCCAAAGTCATCTGACAACGGAGACCTTGCGTGGCAACAACTGGGAAGACACGGTCACCTCCAAGAATACCAGAGTAAATTGGCTGGGTCACTTCAATAGTTTTGGCAGCACGTGATGCTGTAACGGCAGCGGTTTGCCACTCACCAGCAGCACCATAAAGCAACTGTTTATCAACAGCGTGATTGGCACTGCGTCCTTCAAACATATCTCGTTTGTTGGCAATGCTTTCATTCTGTGTGTATCCCCACCATTGTGATGTCAAAACATTGTAATCCTGAATGCTTTCTAATTCAGTTGAACCAGTCCCATCCATAATTCGCAAATCACGGAGCAAACTGTGAGCCCCTGCTCGTGGAGAAGGTTTGGCATAGCCACGACCACTCATTGTGAGTTTATATTTCAACTGTGTCTGTCGTGGGTCAAAAAAGCCAAGATGCTGTGGCACTAACCATCGGATGTTATTCTGATTTTCTGGGTTATAGTCAATCTGGGCTTCTGGTTTAATAGAAACAGTTTTAGTAGGCACAAACATTGCGTTTTCATTCGCTTTAAACATAATTTATACTATATCATAACATTTTTTTTTTAAACTAAATATTTAAATTAAAATACTAAAATTAAAATATATTGTTAAATATAATGTCATACA